CACACGGCATCAATGCCTGCGCGGACGTTGGGTTTGGCGGGGTTGGTGATGCGTTGAGCGTTGTCAAACAGGCCATCCCACACCCGAGCCGAGCCGATGCTCAGGTTGTCCAGACGGGTCCAGTCAAACCCGTTCATGGTGATCTCGTCTTTTGGGACAGACGTGCGCCACACGACAACCGTGCTGGGCTGGTTGAACCATTCGGCCATCTGTCCGGTGCCGCCAGCCTGGCGCAGCGCGACAAACGCGGGATCGATCTCGGCAGCAATCGCGGCCTTGAGGATGGTTTTTTGTGCGGTGGTCAGCATTACGGATTGCCCTCAGTGATCGTGGCCGAGCTGGTCGTCACTGTGTCGCTCACCGCAATCGTGGTGTTCGTAATCACGATGTTCGTGCCCGAAGTGCCCACCGTCAGGCCTTCGATCACCATCGTCGTGCCGTCCGTCTTGAACAGCCGCGCAATCGCAGCAGTTCCAGCCGCTACCGCAGTGGCATTGCCCACCGCGTTGAAGGTCAGCACACCACCAGACACCGTGCCGAGCGTTGCCGCACAGGTTGAGGTGTAGAGCAGGGTTGCGTAAGAAGCGGTGTAAACGGAAAGCTTTGCCGTGGCGCCTGCTTCCGTGACGATGGCCGTTGCGCGTGCATTGCGCAGTGTGGTGTTTAGGGTAATGGGCATGTGTGATCCTTAAATTCCGATTGCGCGACCGTCTGGCCCACGCTGAATAGGGCGAACAACGCCGCCCACGTCAACGCCCGTAGCCCGGCCATCAGGACCGCGCACGATCTTGCGAGGGGAGCTGATGACCGATGAGATTTCGGCCAGCATCTGCGAGAGTTCGGACGTTTTCGCGTCCAAGTTGTCCATGAGGTTCTGAGCGACCTGTTCAATCTGGCCGTTCATCTCGCCTGAGACTTTTTCTGTCTGCTCATCGGCTTTGGCATCAATGGATGCTTGTGCAGACATGGAAGCGATGGCGAGCTTGGTTTGCGAGTCGAGTTCAGCTTTCCAGCGCTCAAACTCAAGGCGCGAGGCTTCGGCATCGGCCTTCTGCTGGATGCGCATCTGTTCAAGCTGCATGTCAAACTGCGCTTTACCCTGCGCCACAGCCATATCAGCCTGCATACGCTGCTGCTCGCTCTGCGCGGTGGCCTGCATCTTCATCTGCTCAAGCTGCATACGGCCCTGCTCGGACTGTTGCGCGGCTTGCAGCTTCAGCATTTCGGGATTGGGCTGCTCAGGCTTGGGCTGCTTGGCCTTTTCTGCCGACTGGGCAATGAACTGCTCCAGACTGGCTTCCATCGACTGACCCGCTTTGAAGGACCGAACGCCGAACATCAGCATTTCACCGAGCAGCGGGGCCATTTCTGGAGGTGCCTGGATGGCCTCACGGATAAACCCACCGGCTGCGGTCAGGAACTCCATGCGGGCGGCTTTCTCGCCTGCTTCGTCCAGCTCAACGAGTGAATCTGTCGCCACCTCAATGCGGAACGCACGAAGCACATCGTTCTGCAACAACTCAATGGCCTGCGGGATGTACTGAGCGTCCTTGCTGTCGGCCATGCTCGACATGGCAATCAGCACCTCGGGCCGGTACAGCGCACACATGATCTGCGCTTTCATGCGGAGCAAGTCGGACGCAAACCGCGCCACATCTGATTGCAAGTGCTTCAAGCGAAGCGATGCAAACTGGCTCTTGATCTGTTGGGCAGTGGCAGTCTCAGACGCAACCGAAGCACCCCGGATGATGTCCGACAGGCCGGTGATTTCGTAGATGATCTGTTTGACCTGCTCGCGGGCTTCGTACAGACCTGCGAGGGCGGTGAGCACCATGTCAATCGGCATGAAGTCCACAGCGCCCTTGAGTCCACCCTTCTCGGCAAACATGGCCCATGTACTCACGGGGATGAGTTGGTTATCCACCCCCTCATTCATCATCCGTTGGATGCCTTCGTGGCTGGCGTCGTACACACCCACCACCTTGACGGCCTTCACAAGCAGCGCAATGCGTGCTGTCAGCTCGTCCATCTCCTTTGCCTGATCCTGGTACTGCTTGAAGTCAGGCACAGGACAGAGCGTGTCGGTCGTGAGAGTCGCGTACAGAGGCTTGGGGCATGGGAAGAAGCCCTCCAATCCAAGAGGGTCATCCCGCACATCCAAAATCTGTTGAAAGCCTTCAGCGTGCCAGTACACCTTGCGCTCAGGCTTGCACCAAATCTCCCAGACCTTCGCCTTTTTCATGCGGTCGATCTGGTCAGCGGCCATGCCGTCCGACTTCATCTCATCGATACCGATAGGCTCGTGAGCAAGGGGCGCGTCTTTGAAGATGTCGCCAAACCGCTCGATGCCCTCATCCTTGCCCATATAGACAAGGCGAGCGACCCATGACACTTCTTCCCACGTCCGGGCGGGTGAGTGGCGGAAGTCTTCCCAGAACACGTAGTCACAAGGCGAGCACTCATAGGCCACCATGCTCTCCGCGCTCTGGTCGTCCGTTACCTGCGACTCGCCTTCCTCGTTCGCGCCCTCTGCATCCTCGGCAGGTTCAAACCGCACCCACGCCACACCACGACCCGGCAACAGGCGATCGAGCACGTTGTTTTTCAGCGTGCTGTCGTAATCCGAGTAATGGTCAATCTCAAACTGCAAGGCACGCTCAAGAATCTGCGATGCACAACGCCCAACAGGGTCGGCGTCCTTAAAGCGGCGTTGCACCTGAGCTTGTGGCTTCTTGGCGTACACCGCAGGAGCCAGCGTCTGCACGTTGCTCCACAGGATGTTGTACTTGCGGGTGTTGTCGCTGATGCCACGCTGATCGCGATAGCGTTTGACGATCTTGCGCCCGGCCTCGATGAACTCCTTGTCGGACTTCTTCGCCATCTCCAGATCAGCCGCCCACCGACGCGCCAATCCAGCACGGTCAATGTCTGCCGTGTCTTTGTCGTCTAGTTCGGTCATGGGGTAATGGTTGCGCTCAGCGCGCCGTTGGCTGTCAGTGGCAGGCCGTTGGAATAGGTCACGGTCGCACCGGTTGAGATGCACAGCGCACCGGCTGCGGTCAATGGCAAGCCGTTAATGTAGCTCGCATCAGCCGGAAGGCCAGCGGTGGCGTCCACGTAGATCACTTGGCCGTCATTGCTCAGAAGCAGGCCGTTGGAATACTGCGCGCCACCGGCCAGAGCAGCACGGCACAGCGTGCCCAAGCTGTTCAACCGCAAGCCTTGGACGTAGCTATCCCCTGCATCGACGGCGGCAGTCGTGAACTGCGCTTTGTCTGATGCGATGGGGAATAGGCTCATATGCGGTCGTCTTTTGGTTTAGATGCTGCTGATTCGTAGCGCGATCTACCGGAGCAAATTGCGCTACAGAAGAAACTTCTTTTCTGCATTCTTGCGGTGCATTGATACATGTCGCCACAGGTTGCACACAGCTTAAAAAACGGCGAGTAAATTTTGGCAAGGTATTGAGGGTCTTGCCATTTCGCCTTCATCTTTTCTGAAAACGTAGACCGCCACTCTTCTTTGCTCCAACGGTCCTTCATAACCTCTGCGGCTGCGGCTTTGGCCTCTGGCTTGTTCCGCATCTCCTTGGATGCGGCGGATCGCTGCGCCCGTCTTTCCGCTGTGCGCTGGCTTGCCAAATGCCTTGCGGTAGTTATTGCATCCATTTTGTGGATGCCCTCACCGCCATACGTCATGTTGTAGCCATGAGGAAAAATGCTTTGAAACGCAACAATGGCTTTTTTCTCAACCTCAAAGCAATACTCAGAGGTTGATTCAAGCAGCGTCTCAATCTTCATTGCTTGAGGGCCGTACTTCCGGATGGCGTTGCACAAGGCGGTTTGGCGGCCATCTCTTGCGTCACGGCAGTGCTTCTTGAACCGGACCTCAGCGGAGTGCTTTGCAACTCCTATGTATGTCTTTTTAGATGGCGAGGTGATGCGGTAAAGAACACTCATATTCTTTCGTCTCTCGGCTTTGCGTCTCGCCACAAGTCATCCATGGTCACCAGCATCTTTCCGTTCTTGATGTCCCAGCGCGGCGCTTCCTCCTGTGGCGGAGGCAGTACCGCGTTCATGATGATTGCGCCGTAGCTGAAGCCGTCGCCATCGTGCGAGGCCCAATCGTGCTTAGGCTCCAGGCTGAAAATCTTGCGTTCAGCGTCCCACTCGTAGGCCCATGCCCTCAAGCCGTCTAGCCCTCGGTCGCACTTGTCGCTGAACTCCACCCGCTTAACAATCACGCGGGCTGCGTTTACTCGGTCTTTCTTCTTGCTGTCAGGCGTAATGCCCACTTTGTCAGCACCAAAGCGCTTGAGGAAGATTTCTAGCGTGCTGTTCTTGGCTGCGAAGGTCTTGGCCCTTGCGTCGTGAGGGAGCCAAATCTTGCCCAGCGCTGGTTTTCCGTTTGCCAGCTTGTAGCCGTCCAGCATCTCTTCCAGCTTGTCGCACCACGCATCAGCGTCAATGCCAAACCCACCGGCATAGTCCACGATGGCATAACCACCGACACGGGGTTGCCAGAACCACCACGTTGACGAGTCAGCGCGGCCAACGTCAGAACTGATCTGAATGGGTGCGCCGTGCGGATCAAACTCAACATGCGGGCCGATCCGCCCTTCTTTCTCAGCCAGGCCAATGGACCGCGCCAAAATCGCGCCAAGGTTGGCAGCCTCAAAGCTACACAGATATTCCTGCTCAAACTTTGCCAGCCCAATTTCTTCGCCGTACTCATTGATGTAAGCCAGTCGCTCAATGCGCAACTGGTCTTCACTGAACACGCCCGTATCAGTCGCCGCCAGAACCTGCCCGAACGAGCCGGGGGTTTTCATGGCCGCCATCAATGTGCGATGGGCGTGGTTCCTGCCGCGTGGCGTGGTGATGAACATCTGCCAGCCGTTGTTCTCCGCCACAATGGGCCGGAGATAACCGCGAGCCTCAGGGTTTGCCAGCGCCCATTCTGAATACACGATGCCTGCGGGTGTCGCTCCAACCAGACTGTTGAAGTTGTCCGACCCCACTACCTGCCATGTCGAGCCGTTCTTGAACTCGATCATCATTTCCTGATTGCGCGTGGTCTTGCGCAACTCAAGAGGGAATGCCTCGTCAATCCGCTTCTTGCCGCTGTGCGGGCTTACAGCGTCCCAGATCGCCTTACGTGCCTGCGAATACTCCGGCAGCATGTGCCAGTAACCCGCCGT